TACACGCTAACAACAAAATTGGGGGAAATGTTGTCATTTTTGACAACGACTCCCCCTTTTTTTAAGCCATGGAAAACAAAATGATAAACATAGATGAGGTAATGGACTATAAAGCAATGATAGGTATGCTTGGATTGTTATCAAGTATTACCCTGCAACAGGTGTCTACATTAGTGTCTATTCTTGTAGGTTTAGTAACTCTTGGTTACATGACCATGAAGTGGTATTATGAATGGAAAAGAATCAAAGGTGAAAAATAATGGCGTTTAGTGACCTAACCCTTACTAGAAATAATATTGATGCACTAGAAGAGCTAACCTTTAAGGGTGTAAACGTCACTACAGGCTCCACAACGCTCAATCTCTCTGAGAAGGATAATCTCATACTAGGTAAAGCAATTAAGCTCCTTAAAACGGATATTCTTGAGAATCTTAGAGAGTACATCAACGATACTACGTATAGCACAGAGGTAGCTCTACTAGATGCTATACACGCTGCGGATTCGGAGGAACTCCTCGTTGATTTATTAACATACAAATTTTTAGAGTTGTGGTTCGCTCAAGACGCAACTCACAAGGATAGTTACTCCTTTGCAAAAGCAGGTAAGTACTATCAAATGTATAATCAATATTTAACAGGTAACCTTAGGAGGTTAAGTGGTTTACTTGCTAAACCCAAGACAACTCCTAGAGTTAGATTCATGAGCTTGTACTAATGAATTTAAGTAAGATTGTAATACAAGATATTAAAGATACTCTCAGTCAAAGGAACATGAAGCCTATATTAGAGGGTACTAATAAACTGTATAAAGAATCTATGGAGCAGTTAAACCTTGAGGCAAAAAATCCAGATGGAAAAGTAAGAAGCAAACTTAATCCACAGTATGCCAAAAAGAAATCTAAGCAAGGTGGCGCGTCAACTGGTTTTGCTAACTTTGTTCTTACAGGTAGGGCAAAGAAATCATTAAAAGGAACGGTTGCTACTTCTTCTAACAGTTTGGATATATTTTATCATTTTACTGATGATAAAGCTAACGAATATATGTACATAAATGAAGTTCTTGATCCTTATCAAAAAGGAAGAAGACAGTTTCCTTTAGAAGTGGATAGTCGCTCTAGTAGACAAAAAGAAAACATAACATTTGTAGGTCAGATGATTGGTTCATTACTATCAGCAGATAGAAGGATAGTAATTCATGAAGATAGATAATGTATTAGTATAATTATAATGGATAGAAACGCTATACTTACGGCATACACTACTAGTTTTAGTTCATACTCTGGGTCTGACAGTAGAACTACTATTGAAAAGGTATTGAAATTTAGTGGTAATAACTTCGATATTAGGAAAAGAGGTGACATTAAAAAGGAAGTAGCCATATTTAGGTTGTTAAACGGTACAGCTCAGGACATGGTAGAAGACGAAAAACCTATTGAATTATTGCAGAGTTTTGATGTTACTGTATATGTAGAGCAGTCCGATTCACACAGTGGCAAGGATAGTGCTTATGACAGATTGTTAGAAATTACGGATCAGTTAATTGACTGGGCAGATACAACTGGTGGCGACTCCATCAACTCTGACGTAGAAACCCTGACGATGACTGGTGTGGACACGATAGATGAAGACGATGGTTACCTATCAACGAATGTAAACTTTGAAAGTATAATTAAAATAAGACAATAAAAAAATGGCAAAACTAATATTTAATAAAGCAGAGGTTCTAAACTCTTCTGGCGCTTCTCAATTTACGGTAAGTAATATAACCGTTGATAGTGTCGAGGCAACTTTAGAGCCAGATACTGTTAATGTTCAAAACAACAGAGAAATCTTCGAGTCATTTACTGGAAGAATAGTTGTTAGGTCAACAAATACAAATAATGATGCTGGTGCAGATATACTAGCTAGTGCATTTGTATCAAAAGATGGCACGACTCCAACTGAGGGTAAGCTACGATTAGTTGGTACAAGTGGAACTCATAGTTTAACTACTGCTACCACATATATCATGGGTCACAGGTCTTTTGAAAATGGAAGACTAGAAACTGTATTAATAGCACAAGCATCTGACGTTGATAGTGAAGTTGCTATGGCTGTATCTAATCCATAATATATTTTATCATGCCAGCACAATTAAGCAAGTTAGCACTTGTCAATACTTCTGCACTTAGTGAAACTAAAACGTTTTCTGTGGTTCAGGAAGGTGCTGCTGAGGCATCAAGACAAGTTATATCTATTGACGCAAATACGGCTATCATAGAAAACAACAGAGAAATTGTAACAAGCAAAGTATTCAACATAACTCTGACTGGTTTATATGATAGTTCTACAGCCACTCAATTAAAAACATGGGTTGATAATCGAACTAATCTTGTGTTTACAGGATTTAGTGTAGATGGATTAATACTTCAAGCTGAGGGAACCTTAACAAAGGTAGAGGGATTTGAGGATAATCTATCTTTCAGGTTCAATAGCCCTAGAGAATCTATTGGGGGATACAATAGCACGACTGGAGAACACTCAGCCTCTATGTCGTATACTAAAAATGGGTTTTCATTGTATAAGTGGTTGGGTGTAGGATCACCATCAAGAGCGGCTAACTGGACTGTAGGTGGCTCCACATTATCTAGTAACTCTACATTTACCCCATCTAATGACAAACAAAGATTAAGAAATCAAGAATCAGATACTTCTGAAGTTGCCACATTTACACACAGAGTGTATTTTCCATTTGCAGGAAAACAACTAACTGCCTTTGTTGAAGTTACTGATGTTACAGATGTGGCTCCAGCACCAACAATGACATTGACTGCAAAAAATTCTGCTGGTTCAACAGTTGGGGTTGCTTCATCAGTAAATCTTACTAGCGCAGCGGTAAAATTAGCAACACTAACACTACCAGCTAATACTCATCATGTTGATGTGTCATTTAATATAAATGGTACAAACGATATTAAAATAAAACAACCATCTTTGCAGATAACATCTGGAACAGCAACAACATCAGATTATAACTTTCAAGAATTTAACACATAAACCCTAAAATAAAGCGAGCAATTTATGGGACGTATAACAAAAGTAAAAGGCGAATTCATGGGGGTTGGTTTTGAAGTAAAGCCTACCCCTATTCGTTTTGATAAGGTAATAGAAGATCGAAGGCAAATGCTTTTGAACTGGTATAAAGAGAAACATCCTAAGACTCACAAAAAAATAATTAGTGACACTGTTTCTTTTGAAGATTATAATGTAAAACAAGGTATTGCAGGAGATCAATTTGATTTAAAGGTTGATTCTTTAGGAGACGCTTTAGAAATGAAATCAGATTCAGCTTTAGATACTTTTGGAAGATCTAATTTACAATCTGGTTATCAAAATACCGTTATGGATACTTTGCAAGATCAGTATTCTGATGGTATAGCTAGTGCTGAACTAAAATATGATCAATCTACTTTTGCAAATACTCAAAATTTAAGACAAGAATTATCACAATATCAAACAACTTATAATTCCTTAGGGCAATATACAAATGATTTGTCTTACAATTTTATGGAAAATTATAAAAAACTAATAGGATAAGGGGAAAAAATGGCATATAGTGCACAAACAATAGAGGCTTTAGCATCTTTGACTAATGCTCTAGATAAAGCAACAGGTTTATCTGCAAGAAGAGAGGAACAAAGAACTATAAGAGCTGAAAAGAGACAATTAAGTAATAATATGGCTAATATGGCTATACAATCAATAAGCAAAATGCCTATGCAGGATCAGATAAATTTTGAACAATCTGGATTTTTAAATTACGGCATGGGAACATTAGGTGGGTTTGTTGATCTACCTTTTCAACAAGCTTTAGCACAAAAAAGATATGGTCAATACCTAGATTCTTTTGAAGCTTCTAGCCTTCCTCATTTACAGGACCTAGGAACAACTAGAGCTATGTTAAATTATTGGGCACCAGATAACCCAGTAGTAAAAATTATAGATCAAAAAATATCATCAGAAGTACAAAAATTTGAAAATACTGCAATGGATTACATGGACAGAAGTACAAGATTTGCAAAAGTTGCTAGTGAGGAAAGCGGTGGATTATTACCTGCTATATCTTTTCAGGCAAAAAGTGATTGGGGGCAAACAAAAATGCTTTCAGATAATATAGATAATATTATGCAATCATTAACTATTGATCCACACGCTGGGTAGTAAATGTCTACCATGATGAATACACAAATAGGTTATATTGATAACCTACTTACTACTGGTATAATAAATCCAGATGAATATCTAAAAAGGTTAGATACCTCTTATCGTTTAAAACCTAATCTTTTTAGTGAAGAAGACCTCGATTACATAGAAAAACAACATAAAAAATATGATATAAAATGGAATCGTGACTTAAATGCTTCTCAAGCATCTGTATTGACAGTTGTTAATCAGTTTACTTCTGGTGTTGTAGAAGGTTTTACTACACTAGGTTGGGCTGAAGAAGCAGATACTACAGTAGAAAGAATATCAAATCAATTTGGTCATTTATTAGGATTTGCACCTGATGTA